GCATGCGCACCTTAGGTAACCGGAATAACCGATGGTCGTACTGACCGTTAGACTATTCTAAGTGTTTTGGGTGGGACGTCGTTGACGTTTCCTCTTACGCCGCATTAGACGCGTTCGATAACATGTGAAAGCATGTTGCCGAAGCGTGTCGAGTACCCTTCTTTACCAGTTTTAATTGGTTAGGATGGGAAATGCGTCTGTTAAGGTTAGGCACAAACCAATGGCTTGTGTACCCCACAGCATCTACATATCCACCGTTATCCTTATTTCGGTAACTGTGTTTCAGTTCTCTAGGCGTTTTACCCAAATGCTTGGTAGCATCTGAATGTGATATGCCCAAGTCTCCTATACCAGCCGACAACAGCTTAAGTCGTAGTTGGTATCTGAGTGTTTCATTCCACGATAAAGAATCCGAGGAATAAAGGAACCGTTTAAAGTTAAACCTATAGGTTCCCTGACTAGATCGAGATATCTTGGCGGCTGTGAAGCCGTAATCCAGGACACGATAGAAGTCAGAGGACTGAAGGCCCGAGTCATCGGGATAGTCAGGTGGCACAAACCGAAGTTTCAGTTTGTACTCCTTAAACAACGAGGCGAAGAGCCGGAAAAGCTCCTTGTCATACACATAACTTAAACCACCGAAGTACTGGATGTACTTCTCAGTAAGTCTATTCATTATGGTGTACAGCCAAGGTTCCAACCCTGAGTCGCGAAGTTGCGGCGGGGCCTTGATAGTAAAAGGCCTTACGGGGTAACCTTGTTCATAGTCACCACCGCACGATTCTCTGAACCCAGGTCCAGGTGCATAAAAGGATTTCTCCTCATTCACCATTAAACCTATGCTCGAGGCCTGCTGCATAAACAACACAGCATGCTCCGTTTCGATCACGCAATCATCTCCAAACACAGACACCCGCTGGTAATCTTCCCGCTTAGGGAAGAGCCGAGTAGGCGAACTGCTATAGAGTGTTGCTTGACCTAGGGCCCAAAAGACGAGAGTCTCTAAAGGAAACGTTGTTGCATTCCCCATAGAAGATACCATGTTCAGCTCAACATACTCATCACCCAGGCGGGTAGATGAACAGCGTAGCTGATCAATGATAGAGAACCACGAGTACGGTAGAATATACCGGAGTAGTGCATACGAGATACAATCACTTGCGGACTTGAAATCGATTGTGGCCTTACAGCCAGTAATCGATGCAAGCTTTGCAAGCATCATATGTCGCTCTGGGAGTGACTCTACGTCTAAGCCTACCATTTTTAATAAATCGTACATGTATTCCATGACGCCCAACTGCAAGAACATATTCGCAGTTGGTTCGACACAGATCATGCGACGCTTTAAGGTAGTCTTATCGACTGTAGATGCACGCGAACCCTCAACTAGGTCATACATTAACCAATCACGAGGTTCTGTGGTTGGAGTGCAGCGATTATGCTGCCAGACCTGCTCCGTTAAGCGCGAATCGTGCTTAAGGTGATAGTTGAAGAGTTTTGCTGCACGTGGTGTTGCCGAGATCGGAAAAGTAAACTTCCGTTCAGTAGAGGTATCCCGAAACGGGTCCCCTACTGTCGATCCAGACGAGTGCCGGCAATGCCGAACAACCTCATCGAAATCAAGCTCGCCTAAGACATGGTAGCAAATGCTACGCATCCTCCTCAAAAGTTTCGAGAGAGGTGAGTCGCTGGACTGGATATTTAATCGGGTCCCCATCGAAGCGATTTCTGCCTCGATAGTTGCGTTAACTGTACCCATGTGAGTGTTGACGGCCCGAAAGCCGTCAAAGCACTCAGTGGTAAGTTTCTCAATGTCTTGCTCAACCGAACAGTACTTCTTGGAAAACTGCTCAAGTTGTGCTTTAATAGCCACATGGTGCGCAGCACCAGGCCCCC